CTACAGCCGCCGCGCGCCCAGGCTCACCGCCCGGGCCAGGGCCTGGGCCAGTTGGGCGTCGGAGCGGGCCAGGCCGGCCGCGTCGCCGCCCTGGACGTTGATCGTCACATTGACCCCGCCGCCGATCCCCAGGGGCTCTACCGCGCCGGCGCCGGCGGGACGGAACAGCTCGGGGCCGCGCTCGCCGACCAGATAGGCGCCGCCGGCCGCGACCGGTCCGCCGTCGGCCCGCGCGCCGGAGAAGGCCGAGCCGACCGCCCCGGCCAGGGCCTTGACCAGGCCGCCGCCCCCGCCTGATCCGCTCGACACCGCGTCCAGCACGGCCCGCGCCAGCTCGGACAGGCTGACCTTGCCGTCGGCGGCCGCGTGGGCCAGCGAGCGGGCAAGGCTCGTCCCGGCCTTGGCGAAGGACTCGTCGATGGCCCGGGCCGCCTGCTCGGCCGGGGCGCGCAGGGCGGTCAGGGCCGCCGCGGCCTCGGCGGCGCGGGCGGAGACGGCGTCGAGGCCATCGGGGTCGAAGTCGCTCATGGGGTCTCCCAGGGGATCGAATCGTCGGGAAAGCGGGCGATCAGGGCGTCCAGGGCCGCGCGGTCCAGGACCGGGGCGGCCGGCGCCTCGGCCAGGGCCCGCCACTCGGCCAGGGACAGGCGCCAGAAGGCCTCGGGCGAGAGGGCCAGGTCCAGGACGGCCCGGCGCAGGGCGGCCCGCCAGCGGGCGTTCATGCGCAGGCCGCCAGGGCGGCGGCCACGGCCGCGACGGCCTCGGGGATCGACACCGGCGCGGCGTCCAGCACCGCCGGATCCTCGCCGCCGCCGTCCAGCAGGGCGGCCAGCACGGCCAGCAGCTCGGTCGCCGACAGCCGGCCGAACCGTTCGGGCAGGGCGCTCCAGTCGTCCAGGCCCAGCACGGCCTCGATGCGGGCCAGGGCGCCCAGGGTCAGGCACAGGCGGCGGGGCGCGCCGGCCAGCGGGACGACGACCTCGCCGCGGGCGGGGTTGGGGGTGAGAGGCATGTGTGTCTTTCGGTTGCGCACCTGCCCCCTACGGGTCGCTTCGCGACCGTCTTCCCCCAGAGGGGGAAGAGCTTCGCGCCATAGGCTCCGCCCCCTACGGGGGGGGACAGACCGCGCAGCGGTCAGGTGGGGGCAAGGGGTGATCCTAGATCGCCGTGAACGTCACCGGCCCGGCCGAGGCCAGGGACAGGGCGAAGGCGGCCTCGCCGTCGTGGTCGCCGGCATATTCCAGGGCCGCCACCAGGAACGGTCCCTCCAGTTGCACGAAGTCGGGGATCACCAGCCGCCAGGTCCGGGCGGTCTGGGCGAAGAAGCTGTCGCGCACGGCCGCGTCGGAGGCCGCGTCGCGGAACACGCCCGAGCCGGAGACGGCGACCGACCGCACCCCCGACCCGGCCAGCAGCTCGCGCCAGCGGCCGGCGCTGTCGCCGTCGGTGGCGTCGATGGCCTGGGCGTTGAGGCTGATCGTGCGGGCCCGCAGGCCGGCCACGGTGGTGAACGCCGGCGTCGGCGCGCCGTCGCTGATCTTCAGCAGGATGTCTTTGCCGGCTTGGGCGGCCATGGGGGATGCTCCTTGTTGCGGGATTGCGGCGAACACTTGCCCCCTCCGGGCCTGCGGCCCTCCTCCCCCGGAGGGGGAAGAGCCTGTCGCCGTCAGGTGGGGGCAAGCGGCGGCTAGGCGCTCTCCGTCACCGCCCGCACCCGCAGCACGCCCAGCGACAGCTCGCGGTCGGCGGCGCGGAAGACGTCGGCATAGGTGACGCGCAGGGTGACCAGCCGGCGGCCAGCGACCACGAGCGGCGCGTTGTGCAGGGCGGCGCGGACCGCCGCGGTGACGGCCCGCGCCTCCTCCGGCCCGCCGAACTTGCTGGCGCAGGTGACGGTCAACAGGTGCTCCAGGGCATCGGCTTCCGGACCGAACGGCCGGCTTTCCTGGCGGCCCAGGCTGACGCACGGATAGACCGGATGGCGCGGGGCGTCGGCGTGGACACGGGCGGCGACCAGGGCGGCCACGGCGGGCGCGGCCTTCAGGGCCTCGACCAGGGCGGCGGCGACGGCCGCGTCGGGACCCGCACTCACAGCCGGGTCTCCCGGTACGGGGCCAGCCAGGCCTCGACCAGGCCGGGCGGCGGTTCGGAATCGTCGCGGTGCTCGTGGGCGTGGGCGACCAGCAGCAGCACGGCCAGCCGCAGCGGCGCGGGGCTGGCGGGCGTCAGGGCCAGGCCCGTGGCGGCGGCGATCCGCGCCTCGGCGGCGTCGATCAGCAGGCCGACCAGGGCGTCCTCGGCGGCGTCGGCCACGCGCAGGAAGCCCTTGGCCTCGGCCAGGGTGATGGAGAGGGGCATGGGGGGAATGTCCGTGGATGGGAGGGACTTGCCCCCTCCGGGCCGCTTCGCGACCCTCCTCCCCCATAGGGGGAAGAGCTTCGTGCGCGAGGCTCCGCCCCCTATGGGGGCGGACAGGCGGCGCAGCCGCCAGGTGGGGGCAAGTGGGGACGCGCTCTGGCTACGACACCGCGAACTTCAGCAGCTTGATCGCGTCGAAGTTCTGCACCCCGCCGCCGACCCGCTTGGTGGTGTAGAACAGCACGTGCGGCTTGGCCGAATAGGGGTCGCGCAGCACGCGGACGCCGGCCCGGTCGACGATCAGGTAGCCCTTCTCGAAATCGCCGAAGGCGATGGCGAGGGCGTTGGCCGCCACGTCGGGCATGGCCTCGATCTCGGTGACCGGATAGCCCAGCAGCGACGCCGACTGGCCCGGCTGCAGGGCCGCGTTCCAGATGTAGTTGCCCTGGGCGTCCTTGAACTTGCGCACGGCGCTGACCGTGCGGCGGTTCATCACGAACCGGCCGTTCTGGCGGTACTGGGTCTTGGCCGCGTAGATCAGGTCGATCAGCTTGTCGGTCGGGTTGCTGGCCGGCCAGGCGCCCGCCACGCCGGTGGCCAGGTAGCCCAGCTGGCCCCAGGTCGCCGTGGCGTCGGCGGCCGCCGTATAGGCCAGCAGGCCCTTGGGCTTGTTGACCCCGTCGCCGCCGATGAAGGCGCTGGTCTCCTGGGCGGCGAAGGCGTCCTGCACCTCCTCGGCCAGCCACTCGTCGATGTCGACATAGGCGTCGTCGAGCAGGGCCTGGGTGGCGGCCGGGCTGGCGTAGAGCTCGCCGGCCGGGAAGTCGATCACGTCCAGGGTCGGGGCCGTGGTCTCCGGACGCGCGGCGGTCTCGGCCACCCAGCTGGCGGCCAGGCCCGCGGTCGAGACCGGCTTGCGGAACGTGCCCGCCCCGATGGTGCGCACCTGGCAGATGTCGCGCATCGGCGAGGACGCCTGCAGGCGGCGCAGGATCTGCCGCTCCAGCTCGGCCGGGGCGACATAGCCGCCGGCCGTGGCCGTTCCTTCCGACAGGCCCTTGGCCTCCAGCAGCAGGGCCGGCGCCTCGCCGGTCTTGATGTAGCGGTCGAAGGCGGCCTTGCGCTCGTCGACATGCGCCAGCGGCGCGTCACCGCCAATGGAAGGCCGGCGGGCGTCGGCCAGCACGCGGTCCAGCCGCGCCTGGGCGCTGGAGACGGCCTCGTCGATGCGGGCGACCTTCTCCTCCAGCAGGACGTCGGCGCGCTTGGTCTCCAGCGCGGCCAGCCGCTGGTCGTTGGCGGCCTTGAAGCCCTCGAACGCCGCCAGCACCTCGTGCAAGGCGGCGCGAGCCTCCGGCGAGGCCGCGGCCTGTTTGGTTTCCTTCATGGGGATCTCCGGGTTTGAGGAAGTCGTCAGGAACAAGTCCCTCCCCCTGTGGGGGAGGTGTCGGCGAAGCCGACGGTGGGGGGAGTTCACCGGCGTGGGACTGCTCCCCCCACCGGCCCTCCGGGCCGCCTCCCCCACAGGGGGAGGGACTGTTGGGCGCCCTCGCCATTGCCTGGCGCACGGGTTTTTGCTTAGTTGATCAGGAGCCAATCTGGCTCGTCACCCGCCGCCTCAGCGGCAGGCTTCATGAACACCCTCTATCGAGAGATCAGCGTTTGGCGCCGCAACAACGGCGCCGAGGCGGTTCGCTATTCCTGCTTCGAGGATCTGGAGACAGGACGGTTCTGCGTTCAACTCGCCGACTTCGTCCGGCTGCCGCTCGACGACACCCAAGCTCATCAGCAACAGCGAAATCGCGTTGAACTGTTTGTCGAGGGCCAGCTCGAGAACTGCGGTTGGCATAACAACCTGAAAGCCGCGATCGAAGCGCACGACTCGATATTCGAGAACGTCTTCACGGACCCTTCTGGGCGGACCTAAGCCGCGCCCCCGGCAGCATCGGGAACGTCACGATCGACACCTCCCAGAGTTCGACCTCGGTCAGCACGCGCAACCGTCCGGTCTCGTCCGGCCGGGCCTTGACGGCGCGGAAGCCGATGGACAGGCCGTCCAGCGCCCCGGCCTCGACCAGGGCGGCGACCAGGCGGCCGCGCGGCGTCGTGCGCAGGATGCGGCCCCGGACATAGAGGCCCTGGGCGTCCTCGGCGATCTCCTCCCAGACGCCCACCGGCTCGGCGTCGTCGTGCTGGTGCAGCATCTTCACCCCGGCCGGGCCGGTGCGGGCCAGGCTGGCGGCGAAAGCCCCGGCGGCGGCGACGTCGTCGTTGAGGTCGCGGGTCCAGAACAGGCTGGCGTGGCCTTCGATCTTGAGGTCTTCAGTCATGAAGGGGTCCTGTGCGATGAACACTTGCCCCCTACGGACCGCTTCGCGGTCGTCTTCCCCCGGAGGGGGAAGAGCGCGCCGCCCCCTATGGGGGCGGACAGACGGCGCAGCCGTCAGGTGGGGGCAAGTCGGTGCGCTACGGTTGGTCCAGCTTGCTCTCGATCCGGGCCAGCGAGGCGCGGGTGGCGTCGGCCTGGGTTTCCAGGCGGGCCAGGCGCTCGGCGACCGGGGCCTGGGCGTCGAGGCGCTGGCGCAGGTCGTCGATCCGCGCGCTGGCCCGGCCGGCCCACATCAGGGCGGTGGCGGCCTGCAGGGCCACGGCGACCAGCAGGCCGACCGAGACCTGGCGGTCGAGCCGCCAGCGGTTTGATGTCGTCATGAGTTTCTCCGGGGACGCTCGGAAAGTCCCTCCCCCCGTGGGGGAGGCGGCCGAAGGCCGGTGGGGGGAGGATTCGGATGGTCGATCCGGGGGCGGCGCCTGCCGATCACTCCCCCCTCCGTCGCCCTACGGGCGACACCTCCCCCACAGGGGGAGGGCCTGAAAATGAGGGTTCGAGCCCCCTACCCCTCCAGCCCCGCCAGCCGCCGCCGCTCGGCGTCGGTCAGGAAGCTCGCCCCCTCCAGCCGCGCCCACAGGGCGTCGCGCTCGGCCGACAGGGCCGGCACGGCGTCCAGGTCGCAGGCGATGCGGGCGCCGGGGAACTTCGGCTCGAGCCAGACCGACAAAGCCCGCGCCGCCCGCTCGGCCAACGGGACCACCGTGTGGCGCCAGAACGCCCCGTTGGCCTCGCGATAGTTGGCGTAGGTCGCGTCGCCGGGCACGCCCAGCAGCTGGGGCGGCACGCCGAAGGCCAGGGCGATCTCGCGGGCGGCGGCGTGCTTGCCGGCGATGAAGTCCATGTCGGCCGGGGTCAGCGACATCGGCCGCCAGTCGAGGCCGCCTTCCAGGAGCAGCGGCCGGCCGGCGTTGGCCGTGCCGGCGTGGGCGTCGCCGAGCTCGGCCTTCAGCCGCTCGAACTGCTCGGCCGAGAGCCGGTCGCCGGCCTCGCGGTTGGCGTAGACCAGGGCCCCGGACGGCCGGGCGCTGTTGTCGAGCAGGGCCTTGTTCCAGGCCCCCGAGGCGTTGTGGACGTCGATCGCGAAGGCCGCCGCCTCCAGCGGCGAGAAGCCGTAGTGGTCGTCGGTGGGATTGAACAGCCGCAGGTGCAGCACCGGCAGCCAGCCGGACGCGTCGCGGCCGATCCGGGCCGTGCGGCCGGCGACCTGGTAGTCGTAGGCCAGCGGCCAGCCGCGCGGTCCCGGGACCACGGTCATCCGGTCGGGCCGCAGGGCGTAGAGCTCGGTCGGGGCGGCGTCGCCGGAAGCCTCCAGGTACCCGTTGCCGGCCACCTGCAGGTGGCCGAAGAACGCCTCCATCAGGTCGGCCCCGCCCTGCTCGGGATTGGGGGCCCGCAGCAGCCTGCGCAGCGGATGGTCGTCGGCCCGCCGGCCGCCGACGAACACGGCCAGCGGCACGGCCGCCGCGGCCTCGGCGATCATCCGCACGCAGCGATAGGCGATCGGGTTCTTGCCGAACCCTTCGGACGCCAGGGCGGCGTAGTCCCGCGGCGTCCACTTCGGCCGCCCGCCCGTGGTCAGGGCGATCAGGCGCGCGGCCCGGGAGTCCTTGGCCTCCGGCGGACGGCGGGGTTTGAACAACGGCATGTCGACGCCTCGCGGTTGAGAACGAAAAGGGAACATGTTAGGGGGGAGCCCGTCGGCGCGAGGCTCCGCCCCCTATGGGGGCGGACAGACCGCGCAGCGGTCAGGTGGGGGCAAGGGGGTGAGCCGCATGACTGCGCCTAGACCAACGATCACGAACGCCCGGCGGCTTCGCAAGGAAATGTCGCTACCCGAATTGATGCTGTGGAAGGCGATCCGGCGCGGCCAGCTCGACGGCCTGAAGTTCCGCCGGCAACATCCGATTGGTCCCTACGTTCTCGACTTTTTCTGTGCGTCAGCGCGCCTGGCGGTGGAGGTCGACGGCCAGATGCACCATGTGGAAGACCGCCCGGAGAGGGACGTCGCGCGGGATCGCTGGCTGGCCCGGCAGGGGATCATGACCCTGCGCATTCCGGCGAGCTGGGTGCTCGCCTCCGTGGACAGCGCGCTCCTCTCCATTCGCGAGCAACTCACCCACTTGCCCCCACCTGGCGGCTTCGCCGCCTGTCCGCCCCCATAG